TTGGATATAATAAAATTATATGTCTACTTACATTGACAAAAAGTATATTGGTATGGTTTCTCCACTATTAAAAAGATTCAAGTGGAAGAAAGATAATCTCGCAAATTGCAGATGTCCTATTTGTGGGGATTCCACCAAAAGAAAAACAGTTGCTAGAGGATTCTTTTATCAGAAGGGTAGTGATTTCTTTTATCGTTGCCATAATTGTGGGTTCGGTTCTAACCTTTATAACTTTCTAGAGAAAGTCTCTCCATATCTTTGCAAGCAATATGCTCTTGAGCGTTTCGTTGCGGGGGAAGATGGAAAGGCAAATTACAAGAAACCAATTCAGCAAAAACTATATCCATATGATTCTACTCCTATATTTAAGAAAAAAGTAGATCATTTTACCCCAGCCAAATCATCAAAAGAATGCATGAAGTTTTTACAATCTAGAAAGATTCCTGAAGACAGATGGGATGATATAGGTTATACTGATAACTTCTCACTTTTTGCAAAGCAGTTTGATGAGACATATGAAGTAAGAGAAGAATCACGCATCATTATACTGATTCGTGATGAGAATGGTGAGGTAGTTGGTGCTCAGGGTAGATGTATAACTTGTAAGAAAAACGCACCAAAGTATATAACCATCAAGAAAGAAGACACGCAAAAACTAATGTTTGGTATTGACAAAATTAAAAAGAATGAAACAATCTACATTGTAGAAGGCCCACTCGACAGCACATTTTTGAAAAATAGTGTTGCTTGTCTTGGGACGAGTTCATTTATTGATATGTCAAAGATATATCCAGAGGCAGTGTTTGTTCTTGATAATGAACCTAGAAATAAAGTTACAGTTGAAATTCAAAAAAAGTTGATTGAATCTGGATATAAGGTTTGTGTGTGGCCAAATTATTGTAAAGAGAAAGATATAAATGACATGGTTCTCAAGAATGGTATTGATTATGTTAACAATATACTTGAGAGCAATGTTTTTGAAGGACTAAAAGCACAATTGGTATTTACATCATGGAAACGAGTATAAAACAAAAAAGAATTAGCGTATTGGATCATGGATTTGTACAGTATGTTTCGCACATGGGTGATGATCTTACAGTAGTAAATGCTGCAAGAGTATCATTCAATAAGCAGAGCGATTGGGAAATAGACGAAGAAGCAAAGAATCGTCTAGACTCCACTGGATCATTTTATTGGGAAGAAGATCTACTCAAGATTAGTGATAAAGACAAGAAGCTAATTAAGTATCTTGCACAACATAATCACTGGACGCCGTTCGCTCATCCACAGATTACATTAAGAATCCGTGCTCCTATTTCAATACGGACACAGTTTTTTAAGCACAAACAAGGATTTGTTGAAAATGAAATATCACGCCGATATGTGGTTGATGAACCACAGATCTATAATCCACAATGGAGATCACAACCATTGAACGGCGCAAAACAGGGTTCTGAAGATTTTATAACGAATGAAGACACACTAGTAGTTTGTGATTCATTTTATAAAAATATTACAAGTGAATCTTTGAAGGTATATAATAGACTAATTGAAAATGGAGTTGCACCAGAACAAGCACGATTTGTTCTGCCGCAGGGGACTTATACTGAGTGGTGGTGGACTGGTTCTTTGGCAGCATACGCAAGAGTTTGTAAGCAACGTTCCGATCCCCATGCACAGTGGGAAATTCGTGAATATGCTGCTGCCATAAAGGAAATGATTGCACCATTGTTTCCAGTTTCATGGGAACATCTTACCTAAATATATTACCAACCCGTAGAGGAATCCAAAAAGGAGAAATAAATGAATGAGATTAATTTACCCACTCCGTATCAGGAGTTTATACACCTTTCACGTTATTCACGTTGGCTAGAACAAGAAAAAAGACGAGAGACATGGGCAGAAACAGTATCCCGTTACTTTGATTTCTTTTCTAACCATCTTAAAGAAAATCATGGTTATAAACTACCGACAGATTTGAGAAATGAACTTGAGAATGCAGTTCTAAATCTTGACATCATGCCTTCGATGCGGGCACTAATGACCGCAGGAGAAGCACTCGCAAGAGACAACACCTCTGGCTATAATTGCTCGTATGTTGCGGTAAACAAGGTTCGTGCCTTTGACGAAATTCTATATATTCTGATGTGTGGCACTGGTGTAGGTTTCAGCGTGGAGAGACAATATGTTGAAAAACTGCCTACAATTTCTGAACACTTTACTCAAAGCGATACCATCATTGTTGTCAAAGATTCTAAAGAAGGATGGGCCAAAGCGTACCGAGAATTGGTATCCCTTCTTATTGGTGGACAGATCCCGAAGTGGGACTTATCAAAGATTCGTCCTGCTGGTGCGCGACTCAAGACTTTCGGAGGACGCGCTTCTGGCCCAAGACCTTTGGACGAACTGTTCCACTTCACAATCAACACTTTTAAGAAAGCTGCGGGACGAAAACTTACTTCCATCGAATGTCATGATATCATCTGCAAGATTGCTGAAATTGTCGTTGTCGGGGGGGTGCGTAGATCAGCACTTATCTCTCTATCCAACCTCACGGACGAAAGGATGCGTGACGCTAAAACTGGTCAATGGTGGGTTGACAATCCACAACGAGCTCTAGCAAATAACTCAGTTGCATATAAGGAGAAGCCCGAGATCGGCACATTCATGGAAGAGTGGGTGTCTCTGTATAAGAGCAAGAGTGGTGAACGCGGAATCTTCAATCGTGATGCTGCACAGAAGACTGTTGCCAAACTAGGTGATCGTAGAGATCACACCAAAGAGTTCGGAACAAATCCATGCTCAGAGATAATTCTACGAGACAAAGAGTTCTGCAATCTTTCAGAGGTTGTTGTTCGTCCAAGCGATAATCCAGAAACTCTGAAGCGTAAGGTACAGTTGGCAACCATTCTAGGAACATGGCAAGCGTCTATGACTTACTTCCCATATCTTTCAAGCGAGTGGAAGCACAACTGCGAAGAAGAGGCTCTTCTAGGTGTATCCCTTACTGGTATTCTAGACAATGCAATCATGCGTGGAAAAAATCCAAATCTTGAAGTACTACTAGAATCATTAAAGGCAGATTCTGTTGCTACTAACAAGGAATGGGCAAAGAAACTAAGAATCAATCCTGCCGCCTCTATTACTTGTGTAAAACCATCTGGAACGGTTTCTCAACTTGTTGATGCCGCCTCTGGCATTCATGCCCGTCATAACGAATACTTCATTCGTACAGTTCGTGCAGATATCAAGGATCCACTTTGTAAGTTCATGATCAATGCGGGATTCCCGGCCGAACCGTGTGTGATACGCCCAGAGCATACTATGGTATTCTCCTTCCCCATGAAGGCAGAAGGTTCAGTCATCCGTAGCGATATGACTGCAATCGAACACCTAGAACTCTGGTTGACCTACCAGAAGCACTGGTGCGAACACAAACCATCAATCACTGTTACCGTAAAGGAACATGAATGGATGGAAGTGGGTGCATGGGTTTACAAGCACTTTGATGAGGTCAGTGGTATTTCATTCCTACCATACTCTGATCACACATACCAACAAGCACCTTATCAGGATTGTACCAAGCAAGAATACGAAGAACTTCTCAGCAAGATGCCAGTAGTTCAGTGGGGTGATTTATTCAAGTACGAGAAGGAAGACAATACCGCCGGGACACAGACATATGCCTGCTCCGGTGACAAGTGTGAACTTGTCGATTTGACTAAATAATTAGTGTAAGTTATTCAAACACACAACCCCCCGCAAGGGGGGTTTGCGTTTATAAATATTTACATGGGAATAATCGCTGGCATTGACTATAGTTTAAACGGGCCTGCAATATGTGTAGCAAACACTGAGAAAGAGTTTTGTTTCAAGAATTGCACATTCTATTTCTTGACTGATGTTAAGAAAAATGCCACGGTGTTTCTAAATAACATATACGGAGAAAATTTCTCTGAATATGATCAGGACTGCGAAAGATATGACACTATTTCAGAATGGGTTATGCGAATTTGTATGGGGTGTGAACAGGTCGCACTTGAAGGTTATGCTTATAATGCACAGGGTAGGGTTTTTCACATTGCTGAGAATACTGGTATTCTGAAGTATAAGTTATGGCAAAACTCTATTCCAGTAGAAATAGTTCAACCATCACATGTAAAAAAGATGGCAACTGGAAAAGGAAACGCAGACAAAGAAGAAATGTACGAATCCTTTGTCAAGGAGACATTCATTTCATTGAAGGATATAATGACTCCGAACAGAACCGGAGTTGTAAATCCAGTATCCGATATAGTTGATGCTTTTTATATTTGTAAGATTCTGCATCACTATATGAAAGAATCAAATTAAGGTTGTACCCCGGCTCCACCAGCCGCACCCCTGGCCCCTTGTTTAACGATATCTCTTGCCTGCTGTTGTGCTTTGGCTCCATGTGCTCCGCTAAGAGCATTTGAATTGTCGATAGTTATTGATCCGGTTGTTGTTATATTTCCGTGTTGTCTATTGAATGTTTGTGTTTGTGGATTAGATGTTTTTGGAGTAGTTGTC